CTGAGCCATATAACCTTTACTTTAGTGCTCCACTAAACTATTCTGATTTTAGTCCTGCTAATGGTGCTGGTGTTATCAATGTAGGTTATACTATAACAGCAGTTAAAAAGTTTCGTAATCAATTATATATCTTTGGTGCTAATAATATTAAAAGATTAACAGGTAATAATACTGCTAATTTTGTATTAGAAAATGTTACATCAAATATGGGTTGCCTTGCTCCTGATTCTGTGGTAGAATTTGGTGGTGACTTACTTTTCTTAGGGCCTGATGGTATACGTCCTATTTCTGGTACTGATAAAATTGGGGATGTTGAACTTGCTACCGTATCTAAAGAGATACAGTCAATCTTTGATAATTACTATTTATCAGAACAGATTGTAGACATTGCTATTGTTGTACTTCGGAAGAAGTCACAGTTTAGATTCTTCTTTAAGAATGACTCATCTCTATCTTTGATAGGTGGTATACGTAAGAGTCAGAACAAACAGAGTATCTTTGAGTACAGCCAGTTGATTGGCATAGAAGCTAACTGTGTTGATAGTGGATACATAGGACAGTTTGAACATGTAATACATGGTGATGGTTCTGGTAAAGTACATCGCCAAGAAAGAGGTAATAGTTTTGATGGACAAGATATATTTAGTCTATATCAGACTCCTTACTTTTACATGGAAGATCCAGAGGTACGTAAGGTAGTACATAAAGTAAATACATATCTTAAGTCCGAAGGTAATACGGAAGTATTTGTTGGTGTATCTTACGACTATGATGATACGAATACAGTAAGTCCAACAAACTACGAGTTTAGTACAGAAGGTGCAGCTTCAGTTTATGGTACAGCTATATATGGAGCAGGTGGTATATACGATGGTAACCCATCACCTAAAACTCTTACCAACATATCAGGATCAGGTAACTCTGTTTCAGTGAATTATGTTACAAACAATACAAATGCAAGTCATACTATACAGGCAATAGCCTTGACGTATGAGACAGCCGACAGGAGATAATACTTTGGCAGGTTACGTAAGACAGTCTATAGCAGACATAGTACCAACAGCTACACTACGTGCAGCCCCTATTAACGCTGAGTATAACAAACTCCGTGATGCATTTGCTGTATCAAGTGGACACAAGCACGATGGCTCAACAGGTGAAGGTGGATACATTCCTCTTATCGGTGATGTTGATGCATTAAACAAAGTTGTTATTGATACATCAAACAATAGAGTTGGTGTATTCGTAGAAGTATCATCTGCGGCTGTAGAACAAGTACGTTTCCAAGATGGTGTTATACTCCCAGTTACAACTAATGACATTGACTTAGGTTCAAGTTCAGCTAAGTTCAAAGACTTACACTTACAAGGCATTGCTACAATAGCTACTGTAGATATTAATGCAGGTAATATTGATGGCACTATCATTGGTGCAAGTACACCTACAACTGCTACATTTACAAGTGCTACATTAAACAATAACCTAAGTGTTACAGGTACATCAACACTTGTAGGTACTACAACTATTACATCAGTTGACCTTAACTCAGGTGCTATTGATAATGCTACTATTGGTTCAGCTACACCAGCGGCAGGTACATTTACTACACTGAATGCTAATACTTCTCTAGTAGCCGCTACTGCCGATATTAATGGCGGTACATTAGATGGAGCTACTGTAGGTGCATCAGTACCAAGTACAGGTGCATTCACTACATTAACTGCATCAGGTACATCAACACTTACTACTGTAGACATTAATGGTGGTAACATAGATGGTACTGTCATAGGTGCTTCTACAACAGCCGCAGGTAGCTTCACAACGCTGTCTACGTCTGGTCAAGCTACCCTAGCTACTGCAGACATCAATGGTGGCTCTATAGACGGTTCTACAATAGGTGCATCATCAGCATCTACTGGTGCATTTACTACACTGTCTTCATCAGGTGGTATCACAGGTAACTTAACTGGTAACGTAACGGGTAATGTTACAGGCAACGTAACAGGAGATGTTACAGGTAATGTCACTGGCAACCTAACAGGTAATGTAACCGCAGGTTCTGGTACATCTACATTCACTAACGTAACGATTGATGGTACGTTGAACATGAATGCTGGTACATCAGCTACTATCCAAAACCTTACTGCTCCAACTAATGATCTTGATGCCGCCACTAAGAAGTATGTAGATGATGAAATATCTACTCTGATTGGTGATGCTGGTGCAGGGCTTAATACACTTGGCGAACTAGCAGATGCCCTGAACGATGATGATGACTTCAGTACAACTGTAACAAACTCTATTGCGACTAAACTACCAAAAGCTGGTGGCACAATGACAGGTGCTATCGCAATGAGTACCAACAAGATTACAGGTGCAGGTGATCCTACATCAGCACAAGATGTAGCAACTAAAGCATATACAGATACACAGCGTGATACTCGTGTAGCTAAGACAGGCGATACCATGTCTGGTGCATTAGCTATGGGTAATAATAAGATCACTGGTCTTGGTACACCTACTGCTAATACTGATGCTACTACAAAGACTTATGTAGATGGCATATTAGGTTCAGCTACTGCCGCCGCTACATCAGCTACGAATGCAGCTACAAGTGAAACCAATGCGGCTTCATCAGCTACTGCGGCAAGTAACTCTGCAACATCTGCGGCTACAAGTGCTACTAATGCGGCATCATCTTATGATCAATTTGACGATAGATACTTAGGCTCTAAATCATCTGCTCCTACAGTAGACAATGATGGTGATGCACTTATTACAGGTGCATTGTACTTCAACAGCACAACTAACATCATGAACGTATACGGTTCTGGTGGTTGGCAGTCAGCAGGTTCTGCGGTTAATGGTACATCAGAACGTACCACTTATACAGCTACAGCAGGTCAAACAGTATTCGCCGCTACATATGATGCAGGGTTTATTGATGTATATCTCAATGGTGTTAAACTATTAGTTGGCACAGACTTCACAGCTACAAATGGTACAAGCATTACACTAGCAACAGGTGCATCAGTAAATGATGTAGTTGATATTGTAGCCTATGGTACGTTTGTATTAGCAGATCATTACACTAAGACTGCATCAGATGCACGTTATGTAAATGTTGCTGGTGATACCATGACGGGTAACTTATCATTCGGTGATAACGACAAAGCCCTATTCGGTGCTGGGTCTGACCTAGAGATTTACCATGATGGGTCTAATAGCTATATTGATGATGTTGGTACAGGCAATCTTCAAATAAGAGCAAGTTCTCAAATTAAATTACAAAAATACACTGGCGAGAATATGTTCGTTGGCATTGCTGATGGTGCGGCCTCGATGTACTATAACAATGCACAGAAAATAGCCACAACATCAACAGGCATAGACGTAACTGGCACAGTGACTGCTGATGATTATTATGTTAAGACAGGTGGTCATATTGAGTTTGACTTTAATGGTTCTTCTACTCATTTTACTGGAACAAACTCACCTCACATTTTTTCTGGTTCTGGAAGTTCTGGTTCATATCTTGCTGGAACTCTAAATCTGCAATCTCGCCCTACTTTAGACCGTGATATTAATCTAATTACTGGGTCTACGCCATCTAAAACCCTTACAGCACATGGCAACGGCGACATCAGCTTCTATGAAGACACAGGCACAACTGCTAAGTTCTTCTGGGATGCTAGTGCTGAACGGCTTGGTATTGGGACGAGTTCGCCTAGTCAGAAGGTTGAAGTATCTAACAACGCAAACTCAAGCACTTGGTTGAAAGTATCAAACACAGATACAGGTACAGGTGCGGCCTCAGGTGTCTTATTTAACAATAATAGTGGTGATACAGGTGCGATTTCATTAACAAGTTCTTCTGCTGGCGGTAATTTGTTTTTAAGGACATTGTCTACTAATGCGTTAACATTAGGTACTAACAATGCTGAGAAAATGCGCATCGACTCGTCAGGTAACGTTGGTATTGGGACGAGTTCTCCAAACTTTTATAGCGGACAAACTACACTAAATATAAACTCAACAGGGGTTGCTAGATTAGACTTAGATATTAACAACTCTATGCAAGGATTCTTGCTTGCTGAAAGTGGTTATGCAGGGTTATACACACCTAGTGGTTCAAACTATTTAACGTTTGGAACAAACAACACAGAACGTATGCGCATCGACTCATCAGGTAGATTGTTTGTGGGTAAAACAGTTAATAGTATAGCAACAGCAGGTACAGTTATATCTACTGTAGATGGCGTAAGAGCCGCAGTTGCTAATGACCCAGCACTTTTACTTGGTCGTCTTAGCTCAGATGGTAACCTTGCTGTGTTTTACAAAGACGGCTCAACTGTAGGTAGTATTGGGGTTGCTGGTAGTAATATCTACCTTGCTCAGAGTTCAAAAGGCATCGGCTTAAGTTCTGCCAGAGTATATCCTATTACTAATACAGGGTCAGTTTCCGATAACACTATGGACTTGGGTAACGCAGATGCCAGATTTGTAGACGCTTACCTATCAGGCGGTGTATACCTCGGCGGTACTGGGTCGGCTAATAAGTTGGAAGATTATGAAGAGGGGACTTGGACTCCTACTGTAACTTATGGGTCAAGTGGTGGCCCCGCAACATTAGGCACTGCGGATGGAGTTTACACAAAAGTTGGCAGAGTAGTCACCATTTCTGGCATTGTAAGTGTTTCAAGTACTAATTCAGGAAGTGGT